ATTGCAAATTGCTGCTGACCAGTTCCGATATATGTGGAAGGTCTTTCTCCTTGAAGTTCGGATAGATCAGCCCCAAATTTGAGTTGGTATTGTTGGGTTTCACCCTGAATTATGTATCCGAGCGAGTTTATCAATAAAGTTTTAATATCGGATGAATCATTAACATTTTGAAGGGTAATAGTAATAAGAGAAGGTTGAGGGGAAATAGAAACAATTGAATAAATGTCGGGCTGAGTCAAACCTGAGATGGGGGTAATTTGAACAAAATGACCTAATTGAATTACGGACATGATGGATATATGTTTTTCTAAAAACATATATTTATTTAATTAAACATATTGGTGTATATACACCAATATATTTTAATTTTTAGTATATTAGTTTGGGATGATCGGGGGGTGTAATGATGCTATCCATTGAAGGACATCTAAATGACCATTTTCTGAGGCATATTGAGCACCTTCTCCATCCGGTAGAATTGGTGGTTGTAATGATGCCATCCATTGAAGAACATCTAAATGACCATATCCTGCAGCATCATTAGCACCATCTTTATTTGGTACAATCGGCGGTTGCAATGATGCTATCCACATAAGAACATCCAAATGACCTTCTCCTGCACCCACATTAGCACCATAAACACTGGGGTGAATTGGTGGTTGTAATGATGCCATCCATTGAAGGACATCCAAATGACCATTTTCTGCGGGCCAATTAGCACCTTTTTCATCGGGGAGAATTGGTGTTTGTAATGATGCCATCCATTTGAGGACATCCAAATGACCCCCGTATGCGGCCAAATTAGCACTATCTTCATCTGGGAGAATTGGTGGTTGTAATGATACCATCCATCGAAGGACATCCAAATGACCATTTTCTGAGGGACCACTAGTACTATTTTTATTTGGTTGGATTGGTGGTTGTAATGATGCCATCCATTGAAGGACATCCAAATGACCTTCTGCCGCGGCAAGATAAGCACTATCTTCATCTGGGAGAATTGGTGGATGTAATGATGACATCCATTGAAGAACATCCAAATGACCATATTCTGCGGCAAGATAAGAACTATCTTCATCTGGTAGAATTGGTGGTTGTAATGATGCCATCCATTGAAGAACATCCAAATGACCATATTCTGCGGCCCAATTAGCACCTCTTGCATTTGGTAGAAGAGGTGGTTGTAATGATGCCATCCATTGAAGAACATCCAGGTGACCATATTTTGCGGCCCAATTAGCACCTACTTCATTTGTGAGAATTGGTGGATGTAATTGGGCCACCCATTGAAGAACATCCAAATTGCCTTTCATTGCAGCCCAATTAGCACCTCCTTCACCTGGGAGAATTGGTGGTTGTAATGATGCCATCCATTGAAGAACATCTAATTGACCATTTCCTGCAGCCTCATTAGCACCTCCTTCACCTGGGAGAATTGGTGTTTGTAATGATGCCATCCATTCAAGAACATCCAAATGACCATTTCCTGCAGCCCGATTAGCACCATATTTATTTGGGAGAATTGGTGGTTGTAATGATGCCATCCATTGAAGAACATCCAAATGACCTTTTTCTGCAGCCCAATTAGCACCATCTTCATCTATTTCGATTTGCTGTAATATCTTATAATACTCTTCCCAAGTCCTATCTTTGCCCCTATATTCACCCGCTCCAAGATAGTCTTTCTCAATTTTAAGTCGCCATAACTCTTCATTACGACACAAACCCCAAATATACCGATCAGTTTGACATGCAGAGGTAAGTGTTTGATCATCCATCTGAAGAAGAATATTAAGGTCGATCGTTACAACACCGGTCATTGCAAATTGTGGCCGACCAGTTCCGATATATGTGGAAGGTCTTTCTCCTTGAGTTCCGGATTGAATTATATCCATGGTAGATATATGTTTTCAGAAACGTATTTAATTAAAATAAAATACATCAATATTTTTAGTATTTCAGTCCGGGGTAATCGGATGAATCATTAACATTTTGAAGAGTAATAGTAGTAAGGGAAGGTTGAAATAGAAACAATTGAATAAATGTCGGGCTGAGTCAAACCTGAGATGGGAGTAATTTGAACAAAATGGCCGCATTGAATGTGCTGGACATTTTTGATATTCATATCATTATTCTATTTATTAAGATGATCTCGAACCTTTGTCAAGAAATTTCGACATTCCGTGTCCGATAGACATCCATCAACCATGATTTCATGATCTTGACCCCACGGAACATGAAGAATATCAATATTTCTATCGATTTCATCTAAAATCTCCGTATAAGCAGAATTAAGTTCTTCGAAATATGCAACCGTATAACCAGAGACTTCGGAGGCCATGTTTCGGTTCAACATTCGTTGGTATGCCACACGCGGTTCTCCATTTAAATAGACTGTAATCATTGGTTCGTCATGTCGAAATCCGACCAAAGCAATATATACCTCCCATTCTTCATCAGTAAAAAATCCCTTACCCCGTTGCATTGTAGCAAAAGTTAGATCTCCAATTAGACTTCGATCAATTATGGAAATACCTCCCTTGGACGAAAATTTCCTTGCTTGATCATAAATGTGGAGACGTTCCCTTGCCATAATCACTTGGAAGGGGAAAGCATATCTCTTTGGGTCTGAAATATAGAGGGAAAGGAGAGGTTCATCCACAAATTCTGGAAAGAATTGGACGGGGAGATCATTCTTATGAAGATATTGCTCCAATGATTTTCCTAAAGTGGATTTCCCCATTCCGATCAAACCTTCCAAGACAATCTCGGTTCCAATCAAGGATCTAAGATTTTTGTTATCAGGTTTTACAGATCGATATAGAACGACTTCATCCGCCGTGTTATCATCAATACTTGTAATGGGGGAGGAGTAAGAGTTAGAGTTGGAGTTAGAATTAGAGTTGGAATTAAAGTTGAAGTCAAAGTTAGGGGGGAGAGAACTAAGTTCATAACAATTACAATTAATAACGTGGTCATTATGGTCAGTCTCGACAACAACCTTAAATTTAGTTATATCAAGACCCCGAAAATCATTTACTTTCACAATCTTCTGTATGACATCATAATCATTAAGATGGGTAATACATCCGGATAGATTAGAAGGGATTTTAGTATTACAAACACGACATACTTTTGTACTCATTCCATACTTGTATATATGATAATTTTTCTGATTAACGACTTGTCGAATCCTAATCATAGTAGCGTAAGCTTTACTCAAATTTTCGGTTTGATAAACACATGGGGGTAACCCCTGTGGAAGAAGCGGACCTCGTACCTCGTATGGTCCGGATGTAGTCATATTTGATAATTATTGGTGTGGACTTAATCCGTCGTAATCGGAATGTTTTTAATGTAGATGAAACATTTGAAACTGAATCAATTTATTAATTTAATAATTAATAAATTAATAGATATAGATGGTATCAAACATGGTGATCTGAGTGACGTAAATCGTCTTTATGGCGCTCCCACGAAATAAATCCCAAATAAACAACATAAGGTAGATATAATATCAATAATCCTGAAGAAACCGGATCAATAGTCCAAGAAATCCAAGCCCATCCAATAATAGTCAATCCTAGAATAATAGATGTTAAAAATGCATTTTTCGAATTGCTTGTCCTAAAGAATAAGAAACTCCAAACAACTAAAATAATTAATGTGATAGCTAATATTAATATTGATATATACCTCATCCCGTCATCATTCACTAACTTCGAATGATTTATATGTGACACAGCCGCCAATAATAACGAGGATATCATCGTTAAGACGAAAAATATATCCGATTGTGGAGGTTGATATCTTTCACCATATAGTCCATAAACTTGTTTAGAACCGGGCGATGCTAATATCAAGACTACCACAACGACGATAGCGACTATAATTAGAAATGAAATTAAAGATCCATACCAATAAAACGGATCTTTAAAATGTTCACCAAATTCTAGATCTTTGTCCTGAGGTACAGATGTAGTTAATGGTCGGGTTTGACCTTTCTTGACACGATTTTTTTGTAGACCTAATAATTCTGCCTTGTAGGCTTCGAATTCTTGGTTAGGTCTCTGGGGACCGATATCTGGTAATGGACCAATTGGTCCATGTGAATAAAGTGTTTCTATAGTTGATGGTGGATGTTCCATCCCCGATGGGTTATCCATTATCTATATTTAAGGGTAAATATTATATAAATTGTTTTTTAATAAAAAACAATTTATTTTAAATTAGATTGGGGATTTGGGTGCTAAAATGATTTTAGAATTTGGATGATTAGGGTAAAGATAGTTCCATATACCCATTCCAATAATAACAATGAAAATAATGGCAATAAGAACAAATATAACAGCGTTAGTATTATCGGTTACCATTTGATAAAATTCGGCTCCTAATTTATTGTTACCGGTATTATTTTTACTACGATCAAGATATTGTTCGCTGTCAATATATAGTTTTGTTGGCAGATCTGATATAGGGGCCGATCTGGCAATGAGGTGATGTTTTGAACGCTTTGTGTTAAATATTTGTACATTATTGACTCCATGTTTAATCAGGTCATTGATCTCGTTGCTTGTAAAATTATCGAAATTACCCATTGTAAATATCATAGCATTCCCGGTATGGGATGGATTAATGATTCTTGTAAATCTACTATTGCCAATTTTACTTTTTTGTAACCAAACTTGATGATCACATAGAATATCATGTTCTTTTCCAACACCGTAATGGTATAATGGTGAACATTCAGCGGAGACATCACCATAAGTTCCCTGTAAACATCCAAATAAAAATGATCCTATTGTACCAGGTTCTAAATTCATGGGTCGGTGTAATCGGAGAATCATTTCGGATAAATTTACTTTTTCGGGATAAACATTGCTAATAGCATCATATGACTCCCTAAGTAATCCTCTTGAAGGAATATTTTCTATTAATACATCTGGATGGTCTGAAAGTATCTCAAGAAATTCATTTAATTTCTTGATATAAGTCATGATTTATATAATATTTTGTATTACATAAATAAAGTTTATTACGTCTAGACTAGTTTGATAATCAATCAACTGGTACATCAATCGTCGGGAATTAATTCCCGACGATTGATGTACCAGTTGATTAACTGATGTTTATACTTTTCCAGAACATAAGATGAAAGACTAATGTTCAGTTAGTAATGACTGTTTTATTTTATCAAAGATACCATCCATCACAGTATTATCGTATTCACTGACCAATGGATCAAATGTTTCGATCACAATAACATTATCTTTATTATTTAGTCGAACTTTTTGGGGATCATCATCACATATGACAGTATTTGATGAATCGTAGATTCTATTTCTATTTATGACTGGATTATTCCAAACATCATTTAAATCTTTGATTGTATCGGATTCATTTATATTGGGATCTGTACCATAAGATGGATCTAATTTAGTTCGATCACGATACCATTTGAAAACAGCATTAGATTGCTGTGATTTAGTCAATATGTGATATATAATGTGTTTAGCATTATAATAGGTAGTTGACGACCAAAATGCCACATCTGCCAATTCAAAGCATTTTTCAAGGAAAGATTTAACATCTGGTCGAATATAGACATAAAATTTACCAAGTTCTAATGTTTCATATTGATACGATACAGGTTTGTCCTTATCACAATCAGATTTGAATATCTTTTGACATAGCAAACCATTTATATCAAGAATAAGTAAGTATCTTTTTGAATTTTTTTCATCATTTGATGATTTGTTATTTGAACCGGGATCCGCCATTTCAAGGAGTAGAAGAAGAAGAAGTAGAAGAAGTAGAGAAGGTAGAGGGAAGGGGTAAGTCAGAGATTGGTGGGAGTATATTTTTCTTATTCAGATTCCTCAACTTTTTAGAAAAAAATTAGACTACTTTCCATTGTTATAAAGTTAAGGTATTGTAATCAAAATTTCGATTCTGACAATTATATCATAAAAATGTCTTACCCCAGAAATATTCATTCATCTGAATTAAGGGTGTTAATGACCGCGGCGGAATTAACATTATCTAGAGGATTTGAAAAATTAGAATTAGAGAAGGCGGCCAATTCTGATTCTTCTGATTCCTCTGATCCGTCTATTCCTTCTAATTTCACCATTTTTTTTAATCCAACTAAGGAAATTGTCACAGTAGATGACATTAATATCAGATACACAGTGTGACTAACCGATTAATTTTTATATATTCTTGCGAATATATAAAATTATACTTGGATTTATAAATCCGGACCTAACATTCACTCAAACCACATGATGTACATTTTTTGCATCCTTCGGTATAAATATAAGTGGCTTGTCCACATTCGGGGCAAAGATCTCCAATCGGATGTCTTGTAAATGATTCGTGTGATTCGTGTTGTTCCCGTGGTTCATTTGAGCTATTTGAATAACCAAGCATGCTATTCGAAAATATCTGACTGTCGACGTGAGATGTATTATTTGATCCATCTTTTCCAAGTAAATAAGCATCTAATGTTTTGGCTATCCCATCAGGAAGACTCCTAACTTTCTTAGGACCAAAACCAATCGTCCTCTGACCTCCAATCCCTCCAAGTTGTTTGATGATTTCTTTCAAACGATCCCTCTGAGGAATCGGAGAATTCATCCTGAGAATCTGGGATATCAGTCGACCAAATGCTTCAGTAACGGCTGCTGTATCACTACCGGCCTTGCTTGCTTGCAAAAATACTTCGAATGGTTGTCCTGGAGTATCAGAGGTTTCATTAACAGTAACGTATGCTACACCCAATGGTGTTTCGACTCGGGTAGTCTCACCCGTCAATTTACTTGGACGTGGTTTGCGTAATTGTGTGTGATTTAAAGTAACATCAGATTGGATAACCTGACCTGATGATAGTCCATCTGACTTTTCATCCTTGGTGGCTTTGGTTTCTAAGACAACGATGCTTCTACTTCCGGTTCGATATATCGTCAATCCCTTGCAACCTGATTTATATGCAAGTTTATATGCATTTTTAACATCCTCGACGGTCGCAGAATTAGGCATATTAATAGTTTTAGATATACTGTTGTCGACATATTTTTGTAGAGCGCCTTGTTGTAGAATATGATTTTCCCAAGTGACATCTTCCGAAGTGACGAAGGTATCTTGAATTTTCTGAGGGATTTTTTGTCGAAGTTTCGGTTCCATTTGTTTGATAGACCCATGTTCTGCAATTTCCCCAATGATATCATCGACCACTCTATCTGATAAATAAGTTCTTAACTCTGCTTCAAGTTCGGGTGAACCATAAAGGAGCTGTAGATTTTTACCCTTATCGTTGACATTGCGATAATACGCTAAAGCGAAAACTGGTTCACACCCATAACCTTCACATCCAGCCACAGTAGAAATAGTTCCAGTTGGGGCGATTGTAGTCTGGGCTGCGTTACGAATTCCGTGTTCAATAATACCTTTAGTAATATTATCCCAATCTAAACAATTCGACGAACTAGATTTTTGATCTCGTTGGGGAACAGGGGAGAAAATTTTGGCATCCGGATCGTATATACTTCCCTTGATTCCGGGAAAAGGTCCACGTTCTTTTGCGAGATTGATAGATTCAGCCATGGAATGATAACGGATAAATTCCATAATATTTGAACCGAAAGTACGGCCTTCAGTTGATCCATATGTGATATTACAATGAAACATAATATCGGCCAACCCCATAATACCTAGACCAATCCGACGACATTCATCAGCTGCTTCCTTTAATTGTGGGACAGATGGTACAAATTTATTAGCAGTTATGACATCATCTAAAAAGCGCGTTGCCAACCTTGTAGTTTGTTCAAGTAGACCCCAATTAATAGTATTAGAGTCACCCTTATGTTTACCCAAATTAATACTCCCTAGACAACAAGACTCGTATGGTCCAAGCCACTGTTCTCCGCAATTATGAACCATAATACCGTTAGCTGAAAACCTGTGATAACTTGGGATAGTACAATCGTAAACTTCTTCGTGTCCATCTGGTTCAAATGATACCATGTTTGCATGATTTTCCATCCGAAATGGATGATCTATTACAATATCATGATTCGGTGTGAGGTACATCGCCTTGATAAATACATCCGAACCTGAACCATCTATAGTTAATACTTGATGCTCCTCAGTCAACCGAATAGTATGACCAGTGTTGAGGGTCAGCTTAAAAACATCCTTAACACCAGTTAGGAAAAATCCAGCGTCTGTAGAATTGGCTTCTACCCCTCCATCTATTGTTCCATCACCATAAACTGCGATAAACTTTTTACCAATAAGTCCATCGACCCGTTTTGGTCCAGCAGAAGTATTGATAATAGTATCAGCGGTAACACATGGATTAGTACTTTCAAGTGTATAGAGATGCGGTACCGGATTCGACCGATTTGCGGTGTCCAAGAATAGGACACCTGGTTCACCGTTATGATGTGCTTTTTCGGCAATTGCATCAAAAATTTTACGTGCTTTAACCGTTTCATATATGGTCCCATCGTGAGGAGCAACTAGTTCAAAATCATCGTCATTTTCGACAGCTTTCATAAATTTATCAGTTATTCCAACTGAAATGTTGAAATTAGTAATAGCTCTCTCATCGGTCTTACAATTGATGAATTCCATGATATCCGGATGATCACATCGAAGTACAGCCATATTAGCACCACGCCGGGTCCCGCCTTGGGCAACCTCACCGAAAGCATGGTCATAAACTCGAAGGAATCCAACCGGACCAGATGCTTGTCCCATAGACGAATTAACCAAAGATTTAGCTGGACGGATGCGTGAAAAAGAGAATCCGTTACCACCACCAGTCTGTTGAATCAATGCGGAATCTCGGAGTGTTTGGAAAATACCGGCAGAGGATTTTCCCATGTCATCTTCAATAGGTAGAACAAAACAAGCAGCCAATTGACCAAGCGGTGTGCCCGCACCTGTGAAGGTAGGAGTGTTTGGGAGAAATAGCATAGATGTCATCATATCGTAATATTTAGTGGAATATTCATTTGAAAGATTTAAACCTGTCGTAATGTCTCTATATAGTTTAACTTCAGCCTTTGCCACAGAACAAGCAATACGCCAAAACATTTCATGTTCATCTTCTATTGGATCACCATCTGCTCCCTTTCGGATATAACGTTTGTCTAAAACTGTTCGCGAGTTGCCAGATAATTCAATTGGATTTTTATGAGGGGGTCCTACTGAGGTCATGATGAATAAATGACAGATGAGTGTTGCCTTCAAAAATAGGTATAACGAGGATAACAGAGATTAGTTTGGCTGAAAGAAAACATAATCTATATCTATATCATTTTTCGAAAATATAAATAGGTGATAATATTAATGAAGATTTGAGATGAAAGTAAATACTCATTATATCAAAACACAGATAGATTTATATTCTATTTTTATCATGGATTTGGAATTGGCATTATTAGTATATCTTATATTGGTTATAGTCGTGTATTTTCTCTCTCGGAGTTTCTTGAGAATCACAATTTGGTCAGCCATAGTTTTATCATTGCTTATCGGAGTTATCTTTCTATCAGCTCTATGCCCGACCTCATCATTTGATAAAGTAATGGATCAATCAATTGCGATGTCTATTTACATGGTTATAGTCGCATTCACCATTTTATTGAGTATTTTTTATATATTGGAACGGGCCCTCAGAGATATAGACAGATCAAGTAGAACCGGTTGTCCATTAAAACAGTCATTATATGAATTTAATTTATCTTAATCTGGGTTAAAACAATTTCAACATAAAAGATCTCGACAAAAATCATTCAAACGCAGACGAAGAATTAAGTATGAGTGTCGAATTCGCCATTCTTCTGTGGATCATTGTATTAGTTATTGTTTTCTTCATTTTGAAAACATATCGAATCACATGGTGGTCATCATTGGTTTTTGCAATGTTAGTGTCATGGATTATATTATGTTTGGCTTATCCATTTAGTACTTGTCCTAAGTTTAATCGAAACAACCATTCAAATAAATATTCGTCTGAATGTAGGGATGATGACTTTGATCGACATGACAAACATAGAGAATCTGAACACAATATCACTAATGATGATGAGCTATTCCTCCTGATTAGTCTGGTTACTATTCTCATAGTTATTGTTTATTTGATCCAGAGAGTATTCCGAGATCGCGAAGATTATACCTCACATCAACAAAACACAATGAGTCCATATCAGTACTAGAAAAAAAATATATATAAGATATATCATTTGGTTGAATGGTATATTTTTGGTGAATTAAATTAACATGTCTATAGGCAATACTTGAATGCAATTAAATTTGATTAGACTCTATATAACACAAAAACCAGCCTTTACATATGCTATGAATGATCTTATATTTGGACATAATTATGTGGTGGAAATTATTTCACCGACATCAATTAATGGGGATTGGATTCAATTTTCCTTTAAATAAAGTGAATAATACACCTATCACCACAATCCAAATAATAACCGAAACAGTAAATATGGTATATTTATCCAATCCAGTTGATACAGTCAACCAATAAAAGATTGCCGCTGCAGCAATCGCGGCGACACCACCGAGGATCAACGCGAAAACTAAAGATGGTACACGTTCCTCTTTTTCGAAAAAGATGGCAGCTAATAATGTACCTGGGACAGATCCTAAAATACCAGCCCATATAGGTCCATATTTATCAGCCACCCAGACAAAGAGATAAATATAAATGAATGCGATCAAACCTGCAATAAAAGCCCTTGTTTTAACCGATTTAAACCCAGTATTGTCATCGCAACTATCGTCATCATCCCTCCAATTATGTGGATTGTCGTGATTTGTGGATGGAATCACACAACTATCATCGATCAGATCATGGTAATCCCTTCTTGTGGTGACATGATTATAGTTGGTATGATTGTAGTTAGAATTCTTAGAGACAGGATATAAATCGGGAGTATATGGTGATCTATAAGGAGATGTAAAATCTCCACCCCCGAATGTTTCAGACATGCTTTTATAGAATATAAACTTTTTATATTCTATAATTAACCTTGATATCGAGAAGATAGATACTTGAGAATGTATATATTTGTTAATTTCGATCAAGTGGGTTCCAAATGGTTGCAGGATACTTTATTAGGCAAAAATCCATCTATGTAGTCCCTTGGTAATCTACGTCAGACTACCCTAATAGATATTTACCGTTCCAACCATTTACCTTTTATTCGAATATATGTTATGGTTTGTTTAGCCAAGGGAAAGTAATTACCAATACGAACGCAGTGTCATTACATTCTATTTTTCAAACTTTTATAAAAAAAAAGTTTGGAGGTATTAATATAATACCTATCACTTGATATTTATACGACGATTGAATAAATATCAAGTGATTCTCTGATCAAATATCGCCCTTTCCTTACAGTAAATAAACCATTCTGATATGTAATACCATGGGCATTAATAGATTCAGCATATTTGAGTGATGATTCTAAAGTATTATCGTGAGGGAGATTATTTATATCATATCCGAATGGATAACCTTCAATATAACATCTGTCGTATTTTTTCTGATCTGAACTTAGATCTATACTGCTTATAGGTAGACGTAAAATAGTATTGCTATCACTGCTAATAAGATCATAGCCGTAAGTAAACAGTCTCCTCAATACATCAGTGAGGTCTTGTCTAGATATTAGTTCATTTGATTCGAAATATATTTCATTGGCACGAAGAGAAGGGTTTTTATCCAAGACATCACAATAATTATTCAATATAACACAATCATGTCCTTCCGTGTCAATTTTAAGAATATTAATTCCGACAATATCAAACCTGTGAACTAGGTTCTCAAACGAAACCATTTCAACCTTCGAATGATCAATAATATCTTCTTGATTGATACCTAAATTTGACAACAATGATAAAACAGTTGGATGAGGTTTACCAATGGTATTACATCCTCTTACCCAATCAGGTAAATTGTATTTACCTATTTTGTCTGGTGGAATGTAATAAATATCGATATCCCCGTTTTTATCCGATATAGCCGTATTACATTTGATACAGTTGGATTTATCAGGGAGTATGTCCAAATATTGTTTAATAATATCAATTGACAGACCAATATCGGTATCAGATGCTGTTTCTAGTATTGTGTCGAAATCGCTGGTGCCGATTTCGACAAAATCGAAATGGGGCATATTATTTTTTTTATCATAACGTATTTTTTTATAGAGAAAATGATAATCTAGTATTATTAACTTGATAAATACAAATATATAGGTTTAGATAAACCCATATATCTAAAATTGACTGTGTCAAATATTGGCGGATTTGTTGTTTTACCTTGATTCCTCTCCATCCACGATATGGTATTCGCCCCCATCTCTGTTCCAATTCATATTTAACTGCATCCCTCTGAACCGGCTTTGACCCTGGATATGTTTCCTTGAACCAAAACTTGAATTCATTGAATGCATCTGACAACGACAATTGTGCATCACTATCACGTTCGCCATCTGGATTTTCATCGGTGATAGATCCTGTTTTTACCGCAATACTAATACATTCTTCTGTGAACAATTGATACATATCATTTGCAGTCCAATATTCTTTTGTTGCTTTTGCAACATAATCTGGACTCTTCAATCCATTTTTCTTATAATCAGCGTATGTGGTGATTAATACCCAGAGAGCGGCAGAGATCATACTTGGAATTTTATCACTAAAAGTAGGATCTATTTTGAATACACCAGCCTTGAATTGTGCCTCCTCCTCATCGGGTAATTCTATATCATTATCTGGATCATCGGGATCGACCCATGTAGATGGAAATGGAACGACCGAAATACGATTTTTAATTGCCTTGTCAGCACTTGGAATCGATGGAATCTTATTACACATCAAAAACAATTTAAATTCAACTGTAAAATTACCACCATTTTCATTCAAGAGCCGGGCAAATGTTTGATCCATACCTGTTAATTCCTTGATGGTACCACCCATCATTGAATCTGATTCGTCCGGCTCTTGAATCCAAGCAATCTTTGCATATTTTGCCATTGCTAACTCAGGACTGGCTTGACTAGATTTACCGCGAGTTTGCGTTACAAAAGTAGATGGAAATGTATATGAATATGGACCAAATATCCCCTCAATAGCTTTCTTCACCATCGACTTTGAATTATTACCATCACCTGTAAAGATTGGAAAAATCTTATCATAATTCCCTGATTTTAGACAAGATGATAATAAACGGAGGAAATAAGCACTCAATTCCGGATCGGGAAAACATTGTTTCATCCAATATAAGAATTCAACAACCTTCGGATGACGCCAATGCATGTCTCCTTGATAATAAACTGGTGAACACATTGTGACATAATCTTCCGGCTTTCCAGAACGAACAGTTGCATACTCATCTTCGGTTTCAACAATCCCGTTAATGATTCCCATTAAATTAGGATTAGAATCTTTATATTCGTTGAAGAATTCTGCATAAAAATGGTCCATAGCTTCATTCATCAAAAGATTCTTGAAAGTATAACCCTTCAATTTACCAATCAAGGTCGTTGCCTTCTTCATTAGGATTTCAGCATTAGCTTTGAAGTCCACATCTGATGATGTCTGAATTTGTTGACTGATCGAAGTACGAAATTGCTCACATCTCGTTAAAAAATCCCTTCTTATCTTGTCTCGAAGAGCATGGCCTTTATCAAGCAATTTCCACCGATTGTTTTCGAATTGATACCACGTTTTATATTTAAGTGAAGTGCATGCAAACTCCAACCAGTAAATTCTATACATCGCAGCTGCAACATCTGCATGTTGACAAGACGTTGCTATTTTCAGTGCCGGAAGACACCATTTTCTATGCCAAGTGGCGTACAATTTTCGATTGTCTTCTTTCGCATACCAAGCGATCGTTTTGACGGTGATTTTATTTTCCCCCATAAATGTTGGGTAAGTTGATCGACAATCGTCTTCATCAAAATATTCGGAACCCTGTGTGAAATCAATCCATGTATCCAGTCCATCGACACCTCCATCCGACGATTTAAACAATGCCTTTCCAATGTCCATCCAGAAATGCTTCTTATCACGTCGATCTTTACCCAACATTTGTACTAATACACTTGAGATATCCATATCACTCATCTCGTCATCATAGGAATTAACACTTTTAATCGGTGTTGGCATATCACTAATCTGGTTGACAGGAGCTATGGCTGATACGGCCCCTTCTTTCGGGTGAACAATGTTTGACCAATAATTCAAAGACAAAAACATTGGTAACCAATGATCCAGAGATTCAGAGTCAAACAGCTCAGGTCGAACCAGATTATCTCTAACATTGGTATGATGGGTCGGAACAAAAACTTCAGATAATTCAAGTTCATCATCATATTTTGCATTGTCAATATGTTCCTGTGTAATAAATCCATATATATGAGTCAATGACAGAGGAGGGCGTTTGGGATTTGTAGTACCTCTATACAATGGCCAAGGTTCGGTATAAACATCGTTGTCGACAATCTTTTCCCAGTCATTGTCTGGTTGTTCTTCTAACATTTTCATCACATTCATCTGTCTGAAATATTTGATGATTGCCGGCATCAATACCCTTTTCTGGAATTTAGCATCAGTACGACAATAAGGGAATTGCAAATTAAATGTCACTATTAATTTTTCACCGATAACACAATCCTCCTCTGGTTCCAACACACAACATACCAATTCTGTCCGGGATTCCGATAATTCCAAATTATCGACTATTGCTTGTTGATAACAGCTAACAATCGACATGATAAAATCTTCAGCATAGGGACTGAACGATACACTTGATGCCGAACCATGATTATAATCGATTCCTGAAAATTCCAAAGTGAATCTACCTAACACAGGTGGTGTTTCACTTGTTGTTTCACCCAGAAACAAGTTAGAATAATCATCACTATGGTCCGAAACCAGATCACAATACTGACCCCAAAAATTTGTATATTCGGTCATTTTTAGACGTAACCTTTGTTGTGGACCAAAGAATGATTGATGTGTGTATTTTGAATCGGGGTCGACGATCATAACATCATGGATAATCTTGCGAAGAGATACATTCATTTTAATATCACTTTTAGCAAAGTCAAAATATCATTTTCCCACAACATTTTTGGATATTTATTTTAACTGAATATGCCAAATGATATGGTATATACCATATCATTTGATAATAACTCTTTTTAAGATATTCATATTCTATTTTTATAAATATGTTATTTATAAATGCACCTATTTTATTATAAAAATAGGTGCATTTATAAATAACATAGCGTGTTAAGATGGATAAACTCATTCCTCTGTTCGGTAATTATGTAAATTAACCGAATATCGGAATAAGGTAGCTTTCATTTTTATAAGAATATCGTTTATTTGAACATTAGTGTTTCCTTTATTAGTAATATCCTCTAACAATGGCAGCGTAATTTCATTATACAGTCCTTGTATAGAAACATTGGGACCCGCAAAGCTACCAGAATTTTTGGGTGGCATTACGGGTGAGACATTTTGAAAAAACACAATTAAATCTTGTCCTTTTTCAGTATAATTAACACTACCAGAACTAGACGGGATATATTCATATAAAACCAATGTAGATGCCAAAACGGACATGTTCATATGAGTCAGATAAGGCATTTCTTTCATTTCCTCAACCCATTCTTTTCTCAAATTCGGGTCTATTTCAGTGAATCTATCAAGGGCTTTACTGAGATTGCCAGCTGACATTGAAATAGGATCAACATTCCATCCGAATTTAATTGATTTGATTTTAGGTTTAGTAGCTGACATAACCCCAATTTTAGTATATGGATTTTTATATAAAAAATTATTCTTTTGATAAAAATTAGACTCCGATTCAATGTCCATTACCACCTATCTAGGTGATACTTTGTGTCCAACTCCACAGGAAACACCACCTGTCATAAGTATAATCCCTAAATCTACAATTGTAGTCCATCCAAAAATAACAATAATAGATGAGATATCCTGTTGTATTTGTTACGATGATGTGAAATATCAAGAAATTCTATCTTGTGACCATTCTATATGTAAAAAATGTAGCATGAATCTCAATAAACTAGAATGTCCAATATGTCGAAGAGAATTGCGCGGTCCTTCGATCACATCAGAAGTAGTAAAATCAATTGAACAAATTATTTCTAAAAATCAAGCCAAATCACGATTGTCGACGAAATTAATAATACGATTGATACAAAGATCATCATTATCCTTATCTGTTGTATATAACTATGATTTCAATTTAATGATTGAATTTGGTCTTTCTGTCATGTATGGTCAAGACCCCTTTGATTTCAATATTAACAAGAAAATTAAGGATAGAGTATGTAATGAATATGTTGATCTTATCTTGGATCAATATCCAGGCCAAGATTTCTTGAGGGAAAGTTTATTTAATGATATCAATGCTTTTTTCACGGTATTGGACATTGATATGTAAACCATTATTAAATACACCTATTTTATCCAACATATGAATATATAATCGCATTTGTTATAATTTATTGTGTAATCGATAAATCCCTGTAACCTCTTCCATTACATTTACACGTTCTCTTGTATCAGATCTTTTTGACACAATACGCCGACGATAATTATTAGCAACCGTTCTTGTCATATGTCCATTTTCTTCCAACCATTCTATTCTCCCACCTGTTTTTGCCGCAGCTTCAACAATACTTAAATTGTATCTAACTATGGGATCTCGAGGATCCAAATGTCTGTAACCAGGCAATCTATTCATTAAAATCCATTCATACATATGTAGAGTACCCATACCTAAATTACAATCAGTACATGTCGGTCTTAAATTTTCAGCATCAACACTACCACCCCTTTCCCTAGCAATTACATGTCCACAATGCCATTTCTCATAACCAATACTTTCCTCGCAACAGAAACATCGTCCATCCATCACATTACCACACCACTCTCTCCACACCTTGTTTCGTGTCAAAACAGGTATACCCTTAGGCTGTGCTTTGGGTTGTGCTTTAGGTTGTGTTTTGGGCCGGGATTTAGGTTGTGCTTTAGGTTGTGTTTTGGGACGGGATTTAGGTTGTGCTTTAGGTTGAGCTTTAGGTTGTGTTTTGGGTCGGGATTTAGATTGTGCTTTAGGTTTAGGTTGAGATTTAGATTGAGATTTAGGTTTGGGGGCCGGTAAAGATTTAGGTCTATGTGTCGATCTTTTGACAGCGTATTTGGGTGCAGTGTGTTTGAGAGTGGGATATTTAGACGGATTAACAAAACTTTCGCTGAGATTTAGTGAGCTCATGCCTTGTATTAGATTAGGTGTCATGTCTTCAAATAGTTTTTCGGCAGTGGGCCGTGAATGATTTGAGGAAGTTAGTAATTTTTCGGCCAATAATGGTGCAACCAACAACCTATTAATTGTGTTAAACGCATTAGCAACTGTGTCATATGAAGTTGATACTATACCAGATGATTCTTCCGACATCATACCAGATGATGTCACACCGGATACTATAGTTGGAATGAATCCATCGCCTATATTATTTCTAGTATTATCGTCTGAATTCCCAACATTATCAAAAGCTATATCAGGTTTTATATGTGAATAAACAATCTGGAGAGCCTCGATGTTAGAACGTAAGATCGTCCGGTCAATGGAAAAAACCTTGAAATTATGACTGATGTGTATATTTTTCTTCGAATTCATTGTAGAGATTTTGTTTTTTCTACCTGTATCCAGATTAACATAATAATCAGTAATGTTGAGACATTCGCCAACTAATTTAGAGATCTTAATGAAGGTTGACATTTTTTTACACCGAATAGAATTATCTTAGATGAAAAATCCATATAAATCATATATGTACTAACATATATGATTATTGTCATCAATATTAATCCCATGATAATTTGATGGTTCCAATAATTTTATTATCGACGATGATCTTTTCTTTCAAAATCATATTTTTAACTGTAATATCCAAATCATTGGATACAGCATTGTATGTTTTCAAATTACGGATTTTCATTTTTACCATCATTACTTCATTTGCTATAGTCCCGGATCTTGATCCTGCTAATCCTATAATTAATTGGTACCAGTCGGACCCTTTCCCCTGTCCCGACCAATAGATATTATTGATTATTTGAAAGATTTGTGTGCCTTCAGTCACAGATCCTGGACCTGGATAGCCCTGCCTTAGGTTATCAACAACGTATTCCTGCTGCAACTCATCTAGTTTTTCACCGTTAATACCACGGATATGGATCTTACCAACATAAGGGATCGGATCATAAGTGATATATCCTTGTTTCAAAGTGGATTCAATAAGTTGTTCCATTCCATCATGTACATCATTTTTCCTTAAATACATTTCCACACATTCAGCCTGATCATCACTCAAACCGGCAAATGATAGATCATAGTACATCTGATTTATACTACTCTCATTGTTATTTTTCCATAAATTACAGAAAAGCAAACCAGTTAGAAATACACCCTCTTTGTTCTTAGGTATATCTTGTTCGTAGCTGAGCAGCTGATTCGAAATCAGTGGAATTGATCTTCCTGTCAATCGAGGAAAAGATTCAGCCAATGACTTTCTGGAACCATATGGTCCTGATGTTGCTGCCATATCGAATATTGGTTTTTTAGATATTTTTTTTTACATGTCATAATTTTCCAACGAATCAACAATCAATTTTGAGGTTGATTTAGCTACTTCAGCATTATCGGTAATTCGATCTTGGATTCCTATTTCCAAAAGTTGTTTCTCGAAAAAATCAATTAACATATGTTGGATTGTTTTTGGTACCATTTCCGGATTATATCCAACATCATCCAAGGATTCTCTTGCACATTTCCATGAACAGAAACATCCAATCCATCCTCCCTTTTCTCCTGGAATTCTAACAGCATGCCATCTACGTCGAATTCTTAAATTACATTGATGACAATATCCTTCATACCAATCTTCGAAGTGCTGATCTTCTTCATTATAATCAAATACCATACACGTGAACATTCGACAACCATCATACTCCAAATCATCTCCATATGAATCCTCCATCGGATTGGAAGGACCACTATTCCGGAACAGTTCAATATCATTTTGTAGTCCTTCTTGAAATCTCAATTCCATTACGGGTTTTACTATTTCTATTTTCTGTTGTGGAGTTGCGGAAATTAAGATACGTCGAATTGTATCACGAGCATCCAAATATTCTTGATATGGTTTACTTTCAACAGACTCTTTAATTCCATCCATTCCTTCGGTCAAAAGATCAATTACCCTATCAATATTTGGAACACTATATTGTCCCATCTCCTTAATAATAAGAGGATATTCCGATTCTAATGGCAATTCATTTGATCCCTCCAACCCTTCTGACTCTGTACTCGAAGTGACGAAATTCCTCATCCATGTTGGTATTTTTGCGAAGTTTGAATCTTTGCGATACATGTGGGAGATGAATTCATAAACTTCTGGATTATTAGTTGCTAGATTCATAATCAATCCGTATGTATAATTGGGTTGTTCCCCAAATATTTCAATTGCTTTCTTACATCCTTGTTGTAAATATGGATTGGAATCATAGGAAACTAAATCATACATCACATCAATATATGTAAAAGGTTCGCGGTTTTCAGTATCTTCAATTAAAGAATCATTAAGAAATGCCAAAGTTGAGGCTTTCATCAATGGCATCATTACCATCATAGAGAATACGGGTATTCTCTCATTTGGTGGATAAACTAGATCCCATTTGTCGTAGATCAATTTGATACAGTCATTTCTACTGTATTCTGCACATAAATAGAGAAAAGTAGTGAAAAAATTATCAGCGGTTTGGGGCGTCATTTGTTTAAATGGTATCAATAACAATAATTTCCTCAAATCATCATATCTATTATTTTTGATTGTATGATAAATCATGCCAACTGTCCCCATTGCTATATCAAGTCTATTAAAACTATTGTCATCTCCAGTATTTCCAGTGGAGGACATTGTTAATTTTGGATGGTGATCTTTTTCTGTGGGCTGGATAAATTTTATCTTCATTATATAAATTTTATCATATTTATGAAGAATTTGGAGCAAAAACTCGATTTCTCAATGAATCATTAGCCAAATTGTTATTCCCGATTGCGTTTCTATCGGCGTTGCCTGGTGATTCAATCCCCTCTATTTCTGTTTCCAACCCATTAGGTATGATTCCATATTTATCAATCATCCAAACTGTTACTAAGAAAATAACTGTAATGGTAAATGCAACTATCAATGCATGCCAAGATGAATCCCCGTTTAAATGCAAAGTACCAAATGTAAAATTTTCAATAACACGAGTCCAAAGCGCCACTAATATCCATGATACCACAATGGCTAACACAACTGTGATGAAAGTAATTTCACTATTTGCCTGAGATCCACTTACATTACCTTCCTCAGCCGTCATACTAGTTGGTGGAGCGAGATTGAAAAAAGCATCATTTAAGGACATACTACTATAATAATATTGTTATTTATTGCTTATGTGAAATAACTTATTGGGTTGAAATAGTAATCTTGTTTTTTGTTGGTAATTTTTAAATTTCAGGTCTGGGTCTTAATCTGAAATAAATTTATTCGAAAATAAACTCAGACTCTATCACGTACAAATGACAGTTCCATCTGTTAGAGAAAGATTTTCTCTATTGATATCTTCTGATCAGAATGATCCGTCTGTGATTTTCGATGGAAACGATTATCTCAAATTGTTGTCGACCCCTCCTTCACCCTCACTTATTATCCAAATAATATCCGGATTATCTAGTAAGAAAATTTCAAGCGATCTCCTTCTAAAATATTCAATTCATATAACAACAACTGAAAAACATTTAATCATAGCTGGATTAGCCATTAGATATGGTGGTAATGTCAATGGTTATTATGATACAAGTGATGGAAAAATGCACATCTTGGGATATGTTTATGCCGTGATGTCGGAACAAGAACCCTCTGTGGTAAAATATATCACATTATTGTTGAAATTAGCAGGGACTGATCCGAGCAAGGATTTATTTATATCAGGTGGAAATAGTGATGTTAGTAGTTGGTTAGCCGAAAAATATCCACATAATTATATTAATTCTAGTATAGAAGTCAAGGATAAAATTAAACTTTCCTTGTTATTGGATCAACCTCAACATATTCTTGGAAATCTAGTTGATGAAAAATATTTAATGGATTCAATTGAAGCACATGCTGTCAAAATATCCGGGAAATTTGGTGATCGCACCCTTTACCCAAACATTGCAGCCGATTTATCCGTGAAATATCTTAATGTGTATTCTTTTAAACAGTGTCTAGTAATGGGATATATACCCATCTATCCTCTAATCAATAACATCTTAGTATATTTAAAATACTACAATGATCGTAATAATAGTCATGGTTATTTAGAAATGATGGAGATATTGAAATCCTCTATTAAGAAAGGATCGAAATTAGATCCCAATCAAATAACGTTTCTACGTTCTATATCAGGAAAAGACACTAATATTATTATTTCCGAACACAGACATCCAATATGTAATGTCGATGAATCAGATCCTGACAATAAGATGAAAGCCTTAGCTAATTCGGTTGGCATTGATTCCATATTAAATAGAAAAGATCTCCTCGATAACATCACAAAAGCCATTGACACCGAGCCATTCTCTTTTCAAAAAATGGTTTATATGCATAAATTGCGTGGAAAGAATCGCGCAACTATCGATGCAGACATGATATCTACACTTTCACCAAAAGATGTATCCGTTCCTCCTACTAACTTACATATCACCTCAGATATGCTCGTTAAAAATAAAGAAGCGTCTCATTATTTAGATATTTTTTGGCACACGGATATAAATGGAAATAAATGGATGTTTACATCACATTTGTTTGATTCAATTCGTGAATCAAACATCAATCCATACACTGGATTGAATTTTGGAAAATCAGAAATGGTCATACTATCACAACAAAGGAATACAATCAAACGTCTAGGTCTTATTACTTCTGATCAGAATGATGATGTTGAAGATTTATCAATTGATAAAAATATTAGAAATAATTCAGTTATTGATAACAATACTGATGAAATTATGAAGGCTTTTTCATTGTTGGCTACATTACATGATGTGGATCCTACACATATTAAATTAGTTTCAATAAAATATCTCGAGCGAATCCTGTCCGCTTTATCTGAAAATTTTCCGACAATACCTCAAGATTTAGGTCATTTGGATAGAAAACATGCAATTACCACATTTAGCCGGATGTGTCTAACCGTAATACGATCATACCCCAGATATTCAGTAATGATATTTGAATCAATAAAAACAGCCCTTTCCAAACACGTTACGTGAAAAAGTGTAGTGTTATCTTTAGAAAAAGATCCCAAATACACCTTATAAACGTATATACTTATCTTTATATGAATTCTCTAGAGAATTCATATAAAGATATAACTTGAATACAATATTCAAGTTATATTAACACACACACAAAAATATGGTCAAAAATGAACAACCATAACTTTTTGTTTAAGTGAATAAAAGACCCAAATAATTAATGGATCCCTCTATATCGAATTTCGACCCCAATACAATAAATTGTATAACGGAAATATCTTCAGCACCATGTACTCCATCAAGGTCAAATTCTGATACGTCAACGACGAAAATTTCGAATAACAGTAACGTATCCACCCCATATTTATCTACCCCTTCACACAATTACGATTCTGGAAACAGAGATGAAACAAGTCAACAACTTGCATCTTTACTTAATAATGTGTTAAATGAAAGAAGTCATTATGACATATTGAACAAAGTTTTAAAAAACAGAGGATTTGAGATAGTTATCAGGACTGATCCATCCAACCTAATCCAAGATCAAGATCTTAATTCTGTTAAAATCGAAGAGCGTTCAGATGCAAATCATTTTATTAGGAAAGTGTTAGAAACACAACAAAAAAATTATGCTAAGAAGAACCGTCATCATATGGATAATCTCACATTAAAACGAATGATCCCAGAAATTGTCAGAAATTGGAAAAACGGACAAACTGACATTAATAAGCTAAAAATAGGTATCCCCCTTCCTCTAGTCGCACCAATTATCACAACTCACCTCAAAACAAAATTGTTTTCATCCGCCGAATTTGATCGTAATTTGTCTGAATTGTCCAAACCATCTAGTCCATTTGACTATACTACAGAATCTGACTCAATTTCATCATCTACCTCAGATATGAATTCAACTCGTTCTCTTGATCAAAGTATTGGTCTTGCAAGACCATCACGTTATTTCAATACTTTGGTACAACACCCTAGCAACACCTCACAAAGTAGCCCATCATCTAGTTCAAATAACCCATCGATATTACCCAATCCATCCTCTGATTCAGTTCCCCTCAACACAACCCCTCAAACCCAACAAACCCCGACTTTGGATAATTTGAACGGTCTCGAGATGGATATTCAAGAACAATTAAATCCAAGTCATGGTGCAGCCGAAACGAAAAAAGATCAATTAAATGCATTCATAGGTCTATGTAAACCAGGGCATGACAATAGAGTTAATGTTAACGCCACCGTTTTGTATAATAGTTATTGTAGATGGTGTGAAAAATATAGCTACGTGAAATATACCCGTCCCATGGTTATAGGTTCATTTAGAACAAAATTAGGTCCATATGAGCTCAAAAATCCTGGTGGACGATCAAAAGGATGGAATCTAACCCTACCTCAATGTTAAAAACAATATCTCTGAACAAAAATAATATATTGATTCATTTGAACCAATATATATACCACTAAAATAGTTAATGACCAAAATATTAGACAGTGTGGAAACAAAAAATTTGAACACCTAATTCCATTTTTTTAATATATGTTAAAGTTATAGACTATAGCTACAAAAATGGAGTCAAATGGTGATGATCAAACACCTACACCTACAGGTGGAGGTAATAACTCTTTATTACAACCACCAATTCTCCCAAGTATACAAGGTGCTAATTGGGCTGCAGGAAATGGTCAATTAGATGTTCTTCAATGGATGGCATCATTACAATCACCAATTCTCCCAGGTGGAGGAGGTGCTAATTGGGCTGCTAGAAATGGTCATTTGGATATTCTCCAATGGATGGCATCATTACAACCACCAATCCTCCCAGATGAACAAGGTGCTGATTCGGCTGTAGAAAAAGGTCATTTGGATGTCCTTCAATGGATGGCATCAT